TGTGCTTTGATTGCGTTATTGATATGGAATCTAAGATAAAGCTAGAAGGCAAATGGGAAGAGTATGAAAAAGGCATTCTAAATTCAAATAAAAATGCAACTCTAGAAGACATAGAAAAAGCTATAGATTCATGGTTTGAAATGCAAGATGAGTCTTTTGTATCTGAAAATGGAGAAGTGGAAAATTGGAAAGGTGGTGACAAATCAAAAGTTTATAAAGAGATCAAGGAAAATTTAAAGAAGATCAAAGCTATAGAAATCTAGTATATTTATAGAAAATACAAATTCAATGCCTTCGCACTCTAAAGCACAACAACATCTAATGGGTATGGTTCACGCCACTCAAACAGGTCAAATAAAAGCTCCATCTGAAAAAGTAGCTAAACTCTCAAAATCAATGACAAAGAAATCAGCAAAAGAATTCGCTTCAACAAAAACAAAGAAGCTGCCCACAAAGGTAAAAAAGACAAAGAAGATAGTAAAAGAAAACTACGAAAATAAAGTGGGTCCTCTCCACGTTGTACTTAAACCACATCCGGGGTGTAATGTGTCAGATCTTGTTCATGAGATAGATCCTATAATGGGAGCAACTCATAAAGGTATTGATGCTGAGACTATTCATGGGGTTTACGGGGATCAAGATGAGGCTATGAAATGCGCAGAAGGACTTCATAAAGACCACCTTGATGAGATGAAGAAACTTGAAGAGAAAAAAGGTACGGTAGCAAAGAAGCTAACATCAATGATTGATAAGCTAGAATCAAAGCGTAAAGATCACATGAAGCTGGCAAAAGAGAATCCAAATCACGCAGGAGAACATAAACAGCATATTTCTCAAATACAGACTAAGATAGAAGATCTTATGGATAAACTTGAAAATGTGTCCAAGTCTCAAAAGAAAGATGAAGAGATAGAAGAAGAGGATGGAAAAGAGAAAAAGGGATTAAAAGAAAATATTGAGGAATCAAAATACAAAATTGGCGATATTGTCATTCCAAATAAAGGTCCCCATAAAGGACAGAAACATAAGGTAATACACATTCATGGAGATGGTAAATATAACATACAACCTATATTATCTCATGGCCAAAAGAACAAATATCATTTAGGAGCATCTGGAGCAAAGGAAGAAGATCTGAATGAAGGATTCGAACCTGATTATTCTAAGTACGAATATTTAGGTGATCAATTAGAAAAAGCTTTATTTGAATATATAGATGCCGGAGGATACTCAAAAGGAGAAGAAGCTCAGCTTGAGACTGATGTGGAAGAAGCGGTAAATAAAATAGTAGCAAAGTATATTAAACATAGACTATAATATGAATGTATACGCCAGTAAAATACCGATGTCTTGGGTAGATACGAAAGATGGAAAAATGAAATTTCTTGAATTTAAAAATGCAAAGGATCCAAAAGGAACTATATATTATGCTGTGAGACAGAGTAGACCAGAAGAGTTTCAACTTTCTAAAAACTTTGATGCTGCAATGGTTGAAGCTATAAAAGTAAAAGGTGGTATTAAAACAAATATGATCATAGTAAAAGATGTAACAACATCATATAAAGGAAAACTTTGGATGAAGATACATGATGGGACTGAGATTATTGTTCTAGATGCGGTAAATAAAAAACCAATATTCAGAAAGGTAATAAATGGTAAAGATGATTTCTCAAATGTAAAACAAGATATGGATGAGGGAATAATAAAATTAACTTCATTCTTAAAATAAAACACAATGAATCCACTAGTAGCAAAATTCATATCGACTCTCCTGTCATCAAGAACACAAGCACATATATTTCACTGGCAAGTGCAAGATCAATCATCATATGCAGAACATAAAGCCCTAAATGAATACTATGATGCAATACCAGGACTTGTAGATGAATGGGTAGAAGCATTTCAAGGTAAATATGGTATAATCACAGGATATGATGGACCTTCTACTTTTAGAGAAGATGGTAATCCTATTATATATTTTAATGCTCTTTCTCAATATGTAGAAAAATTAAGAGCATCATTACCACAAGACACATATCTTCAGAATATAATAGATGAGATTTACCAGCTAATAGAGACAACTCTTTATAAATTACAATATCTTCACTAATATGTGTTGCAATAGAGGCAAAATAACTTTACATGAAACTGCAAACAAGCTCCTTATATCTGAGGGGCTTGCTTACCATTTGGAGAATTCACTTGACTTAAATGAAAATATATATCGTCCTCAGTCAGCAAACTTTGTAGCTCTTTTCACAGAAGCGCGCCAGTTGCTAAATAGGGGACTTTTATCATTAGGCGATGAAGATACATGGTACCTGACAGAAACTGACCTAGGATTAGCCGGAAACTACAAGGGTATCACAGTTCCTTTAGACTATCCAATGACAGTTGATTTCCTACTTGAGACTAAAGCAAAGTCTAAGCCTAAGAAGCATGCTGCGCTTAATAAACCACATAGAGGAGGATCAAAGAAGTTTTATGTGTTTGTTAGAAATCCTAAGACTGGGGGAATTAAAAAGGTTAGCTTTGGAGATACTACTGGACTTAGCGCAAAGATCAATAATCCAGCAGCAAGAAAAAGCTTTGCAGCAAGACACAAATGCGCTCAAAAGAAGGATAAGACTCAAGCTGGCTGGTGGGCGTGCAGATTGCCACGATATGCAAAACTTCTAGGATTAAAATCAAATTTTTCAGGATATTGGTAATATGAAACCTTATAATGATGTTTTGATTGATGGAGATCTTATAAGAGAGTTTGATCAGGATATAGATCCAATAGAACTCAAATGGCACAGGGATCAAGAAGATAGACTAATAGAGGCTATAGGAGACACAGATTGGAAGTTTCAAATCGATAATCAGATTCCAATAGAGATGAAAAAGACTATATTTATACCCAGAGGAGTTTGGCATAGAATTATAAAAGGTACAAAATCAGTCAAGATAAAGATAATAAAAATATGATAAAATTAACCGATATATTAGAAGAAGTCAAGAAATCTGGACTTTGGGCAAATATACATGCAAAACAAGAGCGTGGAGAAAAACCTGCTCGTAAAGGTAGCGCTGCTTTCAAAAAGGCCGTAAAAGCCGCTAAGGATATAAACTCAATGAAAGAAACTCTAAGTCCTAAGATCTATCAAATACAAGGCAGACTTATAGCTGATACTACTCAGAGATCATTGACAGATATTCTTTCTGATATTAGAGCAATCGTTGGTATAACTGTTGTGCGTGTAACAAATAATCAACAACCATCAGCTGAAAAGCTTAAGAAATATGTTGTTGATATCAGCATTAAAATAGATCCAGCTCCATTTGAAAACTTCAGTACAGAAACTATAAAATCAATAGAGGATAAAGTTAAATCGGTGCCAGCAGTGAGAAGAGCAGATTTTATAGATAAGACTAAACTCGTAAAATCATAAGATTAAAAAAAACGTTTTGATATTTATATAAAATTCTATTAAAATGACTATTCCAAAAACTATAAAACCTAAAACTACAAAGTCAAAAATATCTAGTACAAAAGAAACTGAAATTAAAGCGCCTTCTTTAATGCCAATTAGCTTTAAAGATTTTAGTAAAGACCCAGTTAAAGGTCTATTATTTATTGTTTTAATTGCAATTGGATATTTATATGTAGATGGTAAAATGAATTATACTAGTCAGATAGAGAATCAAAGCAAAAAAATACAAATTTTAGAAGTACGAGTAGAAAATTTAAGCAATCAGCTTAGAAAGTCTGATAGTACTTTAGCAGGTGCAGAATCTAAAATAGCAGTATTACAACAACTAGGAAAAATAAAGTAGTATATGAAACAAAAAATAATAATGATATCGACAAGTATTGCAGCTATTATTTTTATGGGTCGTAATCAAATAATGTCTTTTAAAGATAAGTACATATCCCATAAAGATTCTTCCATAATAAAATCTGCTACAATTGAAACACCCTATATTGATACTATATTAGAAAAAAGTAAAAAAAGTGTAATATCAGTTGGTGAAAAGAGTATAAAGAGTGATTCAATGATAATTACAAAAGTTGAAAAAACCGCAAAAAATATAGAAGTTTTACACACAGAAGTTAAAGTCTTAAAAAAGGAAAACAATGAACTTAAAGCAAAACTTGGTGATACTGTTGTTAATGTTAATAAACATTTCAACCTACTGCCAGTCAATGAACCCGACAACGGTAAATCTGGTTCCACAGACGAGCAATAGTGTTACTCCAGTGGCTACAACAAGTCCACAAATAATAAATCAATTACCAATACCTATACCTCCACCAACTCCATCACAATATCCAATGACAAGAATATTAGATGGAGATACGGTAGTTGTTATGACTGTTCAGCAAGGTAAAGACATGAACAGAAAATTTGTGGCTTTTAAAGAGGATATAAGAAAAGCACATAATACTATAGACACCTTAACAACCTCAAATCAGTTTTTAAGTGATTTTAGCAATGCTATATGGGTAAAAAATAAAGATTATGAGACTGAAGTAAAAACTCTTAAGGATAAAAATATATTGTTAAATACAAAAAATACAGCTCTTGCAGATACTATTAAAGCAATGAATTTAAGATTAGATTTTGAAAGAGTTAAAATAGACATGTCTAAAGCTGATATTCAAAATAAATTTGACTTATACAAAACTTCTATGGAAATGAGAATAGAAGATTATAAATATAAATTAGAAAGAGAAGATAAACATTTAAAATATGCTACTACTAGATCTTTTATAGAGGGAGGTCTTATAGTAGCAGTACTAGGGTTAGCAGCAGATATGGTACACACTTATTATCTTAAAAAATAAAAACAAAAATAAATATGAACTTAGAAAATTTAAAAGGACACATTCCAGACAGCATTATTGCACAATTACCAGACACAATAGTGAAGTTTGAATTAAATACTCCAATGCGTTTAGCACATTTCTTAGCTCAGGCAGGACATGAATCAGGAGGTTTTAAAGTACTAAAAGAAAATTTAAACTATGGAGCCAAAGGTCTTCGTGGTATTTTTGGTAAGTATTTTCCAACAGATGCAAAAGCTCTAGAATATGAAAGAAAACCTGAAAAGATAGCAAATTTAGTTTATGGAGGTCGTATGGGAAATGGTCCTGAGTCTTCTGGAGATGGATATAAGTTTTGTGGTCGTGGTTGTATTCAATTAACTGGCAAGGATAATTATACAGCATTTTCTAAAGCAATCGGAGAAGATTGTGTGGCAAATCCAGATCTAGTAGCAACGAAATATCCACTGGCTTCTGCAGCATGGTTCTTTTATAAAAATGGACTTCATAAGATAGCAGATGAAGGAGCAGCAGCAGACACAGTTACTAAAATTACAAAAAGAGTAAATGGTGGAATCATAGGCCTTGAAGATCGTCAAAAACATTTTAATGAGTATTATTCTCTTATAAAATAATTGTTAACGTTAACCCCATAATATGGATCCTGATAGTAAGCATGAAAACTTGGAACGAAACACTAAAACAGAATATAGCAACTCTTTGTCTAATGACAGCGATGTTCTTAAATCCATTCGGGTTCGATATAGTACAGTGGTGGCTGATTCAACAAACAGGAAGTTTATTGAGAGCCAATCTCGTTTTGTATTGTATAGCGGGATTATTCTTTGGTTTATATATCTTATTACGTCCTAAAAGAAAAAATAAATGATAAAATTAATAGACATACTTTTTGAAGCTTTAGATAATGATAAGTTGTTTTTTTCTGTAAAAGAACAATTAGATCATTTAGGCTATAAAGGCGGAAGACAATCAAAACATGGAAAACATTTAAGATATATAATACAGGGAGATAATGATAAAATTAAATCAACTTTATCTGGTATTATGGAAATACTGGGTATAAAAGAAAAAGATTACTCATTAGATATTATAGCTCCAAATGAATATGCAAAAGGTGGTAAATCAGGATCTTATTATACATATAGTATTACTTTAAATAAAGATAGCGGCGATTATAAAAAAGGTCAACAAGTATATATAGTAAATGCATTAAAAGAAAAATCTTCTATAGCACCAAAATCACTAGCTCCTACAAATTTAGGATTAGTTGGTAAAAAGTTTTCTGGAACACCATCATTAGTTAAATCAGTTAAATCCAGTTTACCTCAACAAAATAATGAAATTTTAAGTTTGCTAGTTGATGATATTGCAAAAAAATCAAAAAAAGAAAAAGGCGATTCTATAGAAAATTTTAAAGAGAATATTGAATTATCTGATGAAACAATTAAAAGTTCAAATTTACTATCATTAACTGATATTCAATCTATAGGAAATGATTTTGGCGAAATATTAGGTGCAATACTTTTATCAAATAAAATTAATTCCCCAGAAGTTGAATTTCCAAGTGGAAATAATCCTCTAATAGATTTTGTAATAAATGGATATAAAGTATCATCTAAGAATAAAAGTGGCGCAGCAGCAACACTTACAGATATTATAAAAAATATAGATCAAAAATCACTAAAAACAAAAAATCAAAAAGAATTATTTAAAATATTCAATATAGTTGTAGAAAATAAAACTTCCGCAAGTTGGTTAGAAGTAGCAAAAGCTATGAATTTACCAGCAATACAAACTCTTTCTGAAATAACTAAAACACCAATAGAAAGTTTAAGTATACAATCAATAAACGATTATATAACAAAAGTAGGAAAAGAAAAAGCATTAGCTAATTTTCAAGTACTATATAAAGAAATGGGTAATTTTCCTGGGTCTGGTACAGCAAAAGGAACAGTTGATTGGGATAAAATTAATCCAAAAAAATATTATGGTATGGTTATTGGACCAATGTCTTCATATGTTAAAAATCAACTTAATAAAAATCCAGTATATCTAAAAACACTTAAGGAGTTTATGTCAAAAATAGAAGTAAAACAGCTATATTTAAATATGAATTTAGGTAAAAAAACTATATCATTTAACCTAAAATCTTTTTCAGATCTAGAATCTAATTTTACTTTTGAAGCGCCAAATCAATCAACATATGCGCCAGATAGCGGTAAATTAGGATTTAAATTAAGATAGATGATAAGCCTTATAAAATTACTTCAAGAAGAAATAAAAGGAGATATATCTTTGCCATCAAATCATCAACCCTTTATGTATAGTCCTGATGGTTTTAGCTGCGCAGTATGTAAGTACTATAGCTATGAAAATGATCAGCATATCTGTGGAAATCAGTACTATGAGGCGTGGAATGGCAATGCAGTTATGGATATAAAAGATCCTACTAAATGGTGTAGTGATTGGTTCGAACCTAAATGATATTTATACAAAAGATAATAAAACATGATAAAATTAACAAGCTTTTTAAATGAAGGACCTGAAGATTTTGGTGCATATCGCAGAATTGTAATTACATCTGATAAAGTAAAACAAATAGAGTCAGAGATTAAAAAATTCATGGATCGTCCAGAAACAAAAGAGAAATTCCCAGTAAAATCTTCTTTTAAACCAGGAATAAAACCAGAGATGGCAGTCATTGATGTAGAAGGCAAAGGTGCGTCTGTAATAGCAATTAAAGCAACAGATATAGCAAAGAAGCTGGATAAAACTGCTATTATAAAAGTAAGGAGTGAAAGAAAATTAAAAGAATTTACTCCAAATCCAGCTGAAACCCCAGAAATATACTATGGAAATGAAAAGAAAAAGTATATCAAACAACCATCATTAGATAACCAAGATATGAATGCAATAAAGTCTACTCATCCAATAGCAGAAGAATATTGCTCAGAGTGTGATAATGAAATGGTTGATGGATATTGTTCACAGTGTGGAGAAGAAAAAAGTGATAATGTTTGGGGACAACCCTCTGAAGATCATGAATCTACTATGGCAAAAGGTGAACTTAAAGATCTTATATCAAATGCATCAAAATTATATAGTATGATAGAACCAGGAACAGAACTTCCAGGTTGGGTATCGGCTTATATTACTTTAGCGAGCGATTATATGCACAGTGTTGCTGAATATGCTCAAGAGATTGCTTCACATTAAAAATAAAATATGAAAAAGTTATTGTTATTATTTATCTTATTATTTTCTTTTACATTTGGAAATGCTCAAATTGTAACAGGAAACCTCTTTCTTCAAGGAAAGTATTTGGAAATTGGAGCACAGCAAAATGCTTCTTTAGGATCTGGGGTGGCAGCCCCGACAGGCTATCATCCGAGAAACTCTGGCACAGTATTTCTTTGTGGCGGATCGTCTCCTAACTTTTTAGCTTCAGTATACGATTATGGTTTAGATGGATGGACAGTAGGCACACCGGCATATATGGGAGATTATACACTTCCAGGTTCTCCATGGGAAGGCTGGGGTATAGAAGTAAATGGTACTCGAGAATGGGCATATTCAACAAATTGTAACCTCAGTGGCGGATTAACTCCGGCAATTGGTAACTGGACTTCATATACAAACACAGGTGGACAGGTTTTAGGTTATTGGAATGGATCTTTTTTGGGTGGAAATTTACTAGTTAATCAAGAATATAGAATCGACACACTATCATCTGCATTAGTCGTAACAGTAAAATTAAAAAATGTTGGTAGCACTGTACTGAATAACGTGTATTATTTACGTTCATGTGATCCTGATAACAGTGTGCCATGGGGTGGGTCATTTACAACAAACAACATTATACGTTTTCAAAATGATTTTTATCATAGAGTAATGGTATCAGCAACTTCTACAGGACCTGTTGGAAGTATAGGGACGCCAGCAACTGTATTGAGTTTAGGAACTAAAGATTCTCGAGCAAAGTGCGTAATATTTACTTCTTGGCCATTGTCAACAACAGCAACATATTCAGGCATTTGGGCAGGGACTTCGACTGGAATTGGTACTAGTTATTATACAGTAAACACTGGCACAGTCAATGACATTGCAATAGGATTAGTGTTTAATTTATGTAATATACTTCCAGGAGATAGTACAATGTGTTCATATGCTTATATCTATAATAGTGCATCTTCAATGGTAGCTTCTATAGATACTGCATTTCCAGAACCCGTTTTAACAGCAAATGGAATTGTTTTAGATAGTGTAGATACAATTACTGCTTGTTTAGGAGGCACAACAGTCAATTTAAATGTATTACATGGTTCAGATAAAAGTTGGTCTTGGAGTGGATGGACATGGTCTCCTAGCACTGGATTAAGTTCAACAACTGGCACTTCAACAGTATTGAATTATGCTGGAATTTCTAGCATTACAACATATACTATTACAGGAAACGACACAACACATTGCAGACAATTGCACAAACAATTTCTGTTAACAGTTATTCCAGTTAGCGCTGCAACACCTATAACACGAGATACTTTTTATTGTCAGAATACAATTGCGGGGCTTCCAACATTAAATGTAACTTACACTGGTACATTGACTTGGTATACAACCCCAACAGGTGGTATTGGAACAACAACGACACCAATAATATCAACTACGACATCTGGAGTAATTACTTATTACGTAACACAGACTATTGCTGGTTGTGAAAGTGCCAGAGTTCCTTTAAAAGTGACTATTAATCCTGCATATAATATCAATTTACCTGTTGCAATTTGTAATGGTACATCGTATAATTATAATGGTAGTGTTTATAATGCAGCTGGCGCATACGTAAATCATTTTAGTACAATTTTGGGTTGTGACTCGACAATGAATATTGTTGTTACGATATTATCAACTGATACTATACGAATATTAGATTCTATTTGTCAAGGAGATGTATATTCATTCTCTGGACACACATACAATACTAATGGAACATATACCCTAAGTTACACCAATGTATCCGGATGTGATTCAACAATGATTTTAACACTTATAGTCAAACCAATACCACAAGCTGACATTAAAAATCTTACAAGTTCTAATATATGCGTAGGCGATTCAATTAGAATAGTTTCTATTAATCAAGCATATGGGCCATTAACGTATCATTGGACATTTGATTTACCATCAACAATACTAAATAATGTGTATCCATCCGGACCTTACACCATTGGATATTACACTCCAGGTTCTTATAACATTTACTTGTATGTTACTAATGATTTTTGCCAATCAAGTTTAGATAGTATACAAATTCAAGTGGAAAAGTATCCAGATGCTTCTATTAAAGAGTCTGGGTATGACGTTTGTATAGGTGATAAAGTCTTTTTCCAACCAGAAAATCCAGAGCAAGGAATAATATACTATTGGCAACCTGTATATTATTTTGAACAAGAAAATGCTAGTGGACAGTCAAATATTTGGGGAACTGTAGATATTAGTAGAACAGTTATATTGCATGCTTTAAGTAAATTTGGATGCATATCAGCAGATTCAGTTAAAGTGTTAGCACATAGCTGTTGTACATTTGTAATTCCTAATTCATTTACTCCTAATGGCGATGGATTAAATGATTTGTATAAACCAATCTATACTGGCAATGGATTCAATGTTCATGTATTCAGTATATTTGATCGTTGGGGTAATGAAGTGTATTCTTCTAAATTATTAGCAACTAAAGGTTGGGATGGAATGTATAAAAATGTTCCTTGTGAATTAGGAGTTTATTTTTGGTATATTGATTATGAGTGTGAAGGTATTGAATATAAGAAAAAAGGAGATGTAACTTTAATTAGATAGTGATATTTATATAAAATGATAAAATTAACAGACATACTAAAGAAAATACTCAAAGAAGCTGGAAATGAACAACCAGTTAATCCAGAATTTGAGGAAAATCCAATGGAATATATCCTTAAAAGATATAAAAGACTTAATGAGAATTTAGTTAAACTCATGGGAGATAGTTTTAAGGAATATCTTGGCGGTGTTTTTATTATGTCTGGTAAACCTACAACATTTAAAATACTTCTTAAAAATGGTCAGTATTTCTATATGACCTTTATGGGAAAAGCATATGAAGCTACTGTACAAGGTAAACGCTATTATTTAATGAATATAGGTGATATACAAAGAGCTACAGTGGCTATATCTAGACTTCAAAGATATGGAGCTAAAACTTCTGCGCAGGGACCAGAAAGTGAAGAAGGACCTAGATCAGAAGAATTACCAACAGAGAAAGAAGAAAAAGAAGAAAAACCCAAAGAAACAGCATAACTCAAAACAAATACTTTATAAAGTCAATATAAAAGGTTATAATGTTATCAAAGCATTATAAATATACTCAATAAAATGTGATATATTTATAAACAAAAGTTTTTATGCCCGAATTAAATAATAAACAGGCTACAATAAAAGATAGGATACGCGAAGAATTTTTGAAATGCGCCACAGATCCCGTATACTTTATGAAGAAGTATTACATGATCCAGCATCCACAAAGAGGACGAATGCTATTTGATTTGTATCCATTTCAAGAATCAATGGTAAAGGTCTTTTCAGGAGACCAGAATATATTAATAAATAAGTCTAGACAGCTAGGTATATCAACATTGGTATCTGCATATAGTCTATGGCTTATGATATTCTATAAAGATAAAAACGTACTGGTCATTGCAACAAAGCAAGAGACAGCCAAGAACATGGTTACAAAAGTACGATTTGCGTATGATAATTTACCCACTTGGTTAAAGATCGGTGCAACAGAAGATAATAGACTTAGCTTAAGACTTACAAACGGTTCACAAATAAAGGCAGTATCTGGAGCAAGTGACTCAGCTCGTTCAGAAGCAGTATCTCTACTAGTAATGGACGAATGTATTACCGGGGATACTGAAGTAACAGTAAAAAATAAAATTACTGGAAAAATAGAAAAAGTTTCTATAGATAAATTAAAAAAAATGCTAATTGATGAAACATAAGCGATATTTATTGAAAAAGCAAAATGAATGAACAAAAAAAACATTCTTGGAACTGGAAAGAGCCTATAGAAAAAATATGTAATGGATGCGGAAAGTCATATTTAACTAAAAAAATAAATAAAAAATATTGCACACAACCATGCTGGACATCAAACAATAATAGAGTAGATAGTCCAGAGGTTAGAAAAAAAAGAGTCGATTCAGTAAGGAAAACTACATCAACAAAAGAATACAAAGAAAAAATAAAAAATAGTCCGAGAATTAAAGAGGCTAATAGACAATCATCAATTAGAATGAAAAAGCTAATAGCAGAAGGAAAATTTACTCCGTGTATTACAAATAGTTGGACAAGATGGAAATCTTTTGTAGAAATAGACGGAGTAATTAAAAAATTTAGAAGTTCTTGGGAAGCGGTATTTTATTTATTGAATCCACATTTAGAGTATGAAAAAAGAAGAATTCAATATAAAAATGATGAATCATACAGGAATTATATAGTAGATTTTGAAGATTCAAATAATAAAATATTATATGAAATAAAGCCTATTAATCTAAAAGATAATTATAAAAATACTATAAAGATTAAAGCTGCTCAACAATGGTGTAAAGATAATCAATATGAATATAGAATAATATCAGACGAATGGTTTTTTGAAAATGCAAATAAAATAGATTATGAAAAAAATCCGCAATTAAGATTATTAATGAAAAATTTTATAAGTGATAAAAAATAATAAATACGAGGTTTTAACCCCAAGCGGGTTTTGTGATTTTGAAGGAATATCATCAAAACAGAGTTTTGTTATTTTTACTATTAAATTTTCTAACGGTAATTATATAAGATGTACTGATGGACATGAATTGAAATTTCCAAATGGGGAATTTTTAGAGGCGGGTTTAATACAAAAAGGAGATGTTTTATTTGGAAATTTAGAAGTAATTGATATATCTTATGTAGAAGAAGAAGAGGGGGTCCATGATCTTATTAATGTTAAAGAAAATAATGAATATTATACTAATGATGTAGTTAGTCATAATTGCGCTTTTATTGATAATGCAGAAGAACTTTTTGGTTCGGCTCAGCAAACTTTGGCAACTGGTGGTAAATGTATAGCTCTATCTACTCCTAATGGTGTTGGTAATTGGTTTCATAAGACATATGTAAGAGCACAAAAGAAAGAAAATAGCTTTTTACCAGTATCTCTTCCATGGACAGTACATCCAGAAAGAAGTCAACCTTGGAGAGATAAACAAGATCAAGACTTGGGAATAAGAATGGCAGCGCAAGAGTGTGATTGCGATTTCTCAAGTTCTGGTAATACAGTAATCATCCCAGATATATTAACATGGTATGAAGAAAATGTTATTGCAGAACCAATTGAAAGAAGAGGTTTAGATAAGTCAATGTGGGTATGGGAATATCCAAGTCCATTAAAAACATATTTATTATGTGCAGACGTAGCAAGAGGCGATGGAGCTGACTATTCTGCATTTCATATTATCGATGTAGATACATTGACACAAGTAGCAGAATATCAATCTCAATGTGATACCAGAGAATTTGCAAAAACAATATTAGCAGCAGCTTTTGAATATAATAATGCTCTAGTGGCAGTGGAAAATGCAAATATAGGCTGGGACGTTTTACAGACTTTAGTAGAGAGTGGATATCAGAATTTACATTATTCACATAGAACAGATTTTAGTTTAGATCAAGAAAAAAGATTGGAAAGATATGGAGCAACAGATTCTCTAGTTCCAGGATTTACAATGTCATCAGCATCAAGACCCCTAATAATAGAGAGAATGAGAGATTTTGTAGAGACAAAGCAAGTCAAAATAAGATCACTTAGACTTTTAGAAGAGTTAAGAGTATTTATATGGAAAAACTCAAAGCCTCAAGCAATGCAAGGATATAATGATGATCTTGTAATGTCTTTTGCGATATCTATGTATATGAGAGATTCTTCTATTCGTTTTAGAAGAACTGCTGAAAGTTTGACATACGCAGCTTTAGATGCAATAAAAAAAACCGGAGATTCTCCAGTTTACAACACAAGTAATTTTATGAGTAATAATCCTTACCAGATGGAAATCTCTACAGCGAATGGAAATTCAATAGAAGATATATCTTGGTTATTGGGATAAAAATATAAAAAATGGCAGAAATACAACAAAATTTATTTTCAACGCTGCGCAGACTATTTAGCACAGATGTTATAATACGCAATGACGGAGGCAATATGTTATCAGTCATGGATACAGATAATATTCAATCTAATGGAGTTATTCAGACTAATTCTCTTATTGATAGATTCCATAAAGTTTATACAACATCTACTGCCTATGGTGTCAATCTGAATTTAGCAATGAATTATCAGTCAGCAAGGGTACAAATCTATGCTGATTATGATTCTATGGATACAGATGCAATCATAGCGTCTGCATTAGATATTATAGCCGATGAATCAACACTAAAAAATGATCAAGGTCAAGTTTTAACAATAAGGTCTTCAGATGAGAATATACAAAAAATCCTAGAAGATCTTTTCTATTCAGTTCTTAATATTGAATTTAATCTATGGTCTTGGATACGTAATATGTGTAAGTACGGGGACTTTTACTTAAAAATGGAGATCTCTGACAAATTTGGCGTATATAATGTAATTCCATTCTCAGCATATAATATAGTAAGACAAGAGGGATACAATCCTAATAATCCAAATGAAGTGAGATTTAAGTTTGATCCTAATGCAGCTTTAGCAGCAACTTCAGGATATACTTCAGCATTTAATAATCAAGATCCTGGAGTATGGTTTGATAATTATGAAATGGCACATTTTAGGCTCATTGGGGACGTTAATTATCTTCCTTATGGTAGATCATACCTAGAGCCAGCAAGAAAGCTATTTAAGCAGTATACGCTCATTGAAGATGCAATGCTGATCCATAGAATTACTCGTGCTCCAGAAAGAAGAATATTTTATACGAATGTAGGAGCAATTCCTCCAAATGAAGTAGAAAATTATGTTCAAAGAATGATCAATAAGATGAAAAAAACTCCATTGATCGATCCAACCACTGGACAATACAATCTTAAATATAATCAACAAAATCTACTTGAAGACTTTATAGTACCAGTAAGAGGTAATGATACATCTACGAGAATTGATACTGCTAAAGGACTTGAATATAATGCAATAGAAGACGTTGTATACTTTAGAGAAAAGCTATTTGCTGCATTAAAAATACCAAAAGCTTTCATGGGATACGAGAAAGATCTTACTGGTAAAGCTACATTGGCTGCAGAAGATATTAGATTTGCTCGCACAGTTGAAAGATTGCAGAGGATTATAGTATCTGAGCTTAAGAAAATAGCATTAGTACACCTTTACGCAAATGGATATACTGATGAGGGTATGGCAAACTTTAGTCTAAGCTTAACAAACCCATCTATAATATACGATCAGGAGAGAATAGCAATGTTCAAAGAAAAGATTGATCTTGCAACTCAAGCAGTAGAAGGAGCAATACTACCAAAAGAGTATATATGGGAAAATATATTCCATTTATCTCCAGATTCATTCGGTGAGTTAGAGGATATGATTATTGAAGATCAAAAAAGAAAGTTCAGATATGATCAAATAGAGACAGAAGGAAATGATCCACTTGAATCTGGTACAGCGCATGGTACTCCATCTCAAATAGCAGGATTGTATGGTGGTAAACCAACTCTAGATGTTCCAGCTGGGTATGATGAAACAAATCCAAATGAACCTGTAAAAATGCCAGGAAGACCTGAAAAATATAAGTCAATTATCGGCACTGACAAAAGTAAATTTGGCAGAGATCCAATAGGAAGAAAAGGAATGGGATCTAGTATGGAGCGTGGAGAAGATAAAGTAGAATATAAAGGGGGACCATTAAGTTTTGAAAGCACAAAAGCAGTATATCTCCAAAATATAAATGGATTGCAAAAGATGTTTTCTGGTAAAAAAGTAACGTTATTTGAAAATCAAAATGAAACTGGTGGTCTTTTAGATGAAAGAAACATTAAAGAGTAAACATACGACGCATAATTAGATATATTTATAAATAGAATCGATCCAATACATGGCATCATTAAAACACTCAAAATATAGAAATTCTGGTATACTTTTTGAATTGCTAGTTAGACAAACGACTGCAGATTTTATTGCTAATAAAGAATCAAAAGCAGTAAAGATACTCAAAAAGTATTTTACAAATACAGAACTAGGCAAGGAATATGCTCTTTATAATAGCATAGTTACAAGCCCAAGACTTACAGAATCAAAAGCAGAGATGCTAATTTCAACGATTCTAGAGCAGTATAGCAAACTTGACAAAGAATCAATACAAAAATTAAAATATAATCTTATAAGAGAAATCAAATCTGGTTATGATATAGATGATTTTTTCAAAGCTAAAGTAGATAATTACAAAACATTAGCAGCAATATACAATACGCTTGAATCTCAGAATACAAAAGAGGTAGATATTAAGCAAGTCTTTTTAAATAAGGTAGTAGTACTTGAGCATGTAACAAAATCAAAGCTTGAAGATATGCCAGCTTCGAAAAGCATTATGGAAGAATTAATGCAAGAAGACAAAGAAATAAGATTACTAACATACAAAATACTAGTAGAGAAATTTAACCAAAAGTATGATGGAATGTCAGTAAGACAAAAAGATATTCTAAATACCTATATTACTAGCATATCAAATACAACAAAACTTAATTCTTACGTAAACCAGCAACTTACAGAAATAAAATCAGATATACTAAAGCTTTCAAAAAAAGTAACAGATCCTGTAATAAAAATAAAGCTAGATGAAGTTGTAAAGCTAGTTCAACCTATAAAAGAAGGAAAAAGAGTAAAAGACGAAACAATATCAGGTCTATTACAATATGTAGATCTTCTAGAAGAACTTAAAAAAATAGACAAATGAGTGATATGCAGTCAATGGTAGATAAGATGCGCAGTGATGAACATCAACCTAGCCAAGAAGAACAAGATATGGCAGAGCAGCTCATAGATATGTTACTAGCAGCTGTAGAATCTGGAAAGTTAACTGCAGAACAAGCTAAGGATATTATTCGTAAAGCTCCAAATACAATGGATGAAATGTCTGCAACTGGGGGTGGAGTGGGATCTGGAGGAGCAATTTTTACACCTGGATCTGGAATGGCATATGCACAAGCATTAGATAAGCCAAAGAAAAAGATGAAAGAAGGTCTAACATCATCTACTCCAGGTATAGACGTTACAAGCAGATATTCAACTTCTAAAAAAAGTGCTATAACTGGAGATGGACAAGATGTAGAAGATGGTGATGATGTATACTATAGAGGATATCCTATGGTAATACAAAAAGTATATCAAAAAGGTGGAAGTATATATCTAAAAGCGTATAGCTCTGAAGAAGACACAACAACCGATGATATAGCTAGTAGATTTAAATCAAACCCACCATCAACAAAAGAATCAAAAGATAAAGAATCAAAGCTTGCAGCAGGTAAACTCAAAAAGAATTATGCTGTTGATAAGTTTGGATTCAAGCCGGCCCCTTCAATACCCAATCGCCCATCCACAGGAGGATTTCAATACAAAGACTTATGGGCAGAATCTCATACTCTAGATGAAAATTATTCTAGATTTAGAAAAGCTGTGCGTGAAAGAGATAATACAGGACAATATCATACCGGAGTAGGCATTGTAAGAAAAAAACTTGCTGAGGTAGATAAAATGATGGAATATCTTGCAACCCTAAAAAGTGATTTATCAACTGCTGGAATGGTAAATGAAACTTCTCACACAAAGAAATCTTTAGAGAAGATGACAGAAATGATAAAAAACATTTACGCTAAACATAAAAAACTAAAATAGTATATGGCAAAACCGGGTACTACAGGCAGTGGAAATAAAACCACATTTGGGGCAAGAAAATTAGGAGTAGCAAAAAAATCATATAATAAACATACTCCAAGACCAAAAAAATATAGAGGACAAGGTCGATAGTCAATATTTATTACTAAAAATACAAAAACATGACAGTAGCAAACCTATTTGCGAAACATAGAGCTGGAGAAGTATCTAAAGAGAAGTTTCTTTATGAAGTTCGTAAAGACTTCCAGCTTCCATATATAAGCAATCTGACTTCATATGATGATGCAATCAAAATATTAAAGCAAAAATCTGTGATTAAAGAAGCAGAATCTATAGATAAATCTATAGATACTAGTGGTAAATATAATGTAGTGCTAACAAATGGAGAAAAGTATAATAATGTTACTTTTATATCACGCGACTCTTTTAAGACTGAGGACGGAAAATCAATGATGCATCAGCATATTAAGTCATCAAAGGTATCTGGAGGATTGGAAGAAGCAGAAAGCTCACAAGTAAAGGTGGGAGATACATACGCATATTCAATGGCTCCTGGAGATACTTTGACTATTAATTCTATAAATGGAGATGATATGAAAGTAACAACCCTACAAAAAGGAAAGAAATATAGTGGAGAAGAGACTAAGTCTTGGGTAGAAATGGCAATTAGACAGGGTCTATTAAAACTAAAAGAAGCTAAATCTCCAAAAAAAATTATAAAAGAGCAAGAAGATCTACACCTTACAATAGATAGATTAAATCCTATTTTAGTAAATAAAGCTGTAAATGTAGAACTTGCAAAGCTTCCAGAAATAAACGCAGCAGTATACCAAAAGACTCTCGAGAAAGTAGTAAATAAACTCAAGAAAGATCCAAGGTGCTATGATGATGTATTTGTGGCAAATGCAAAGCAGATTAATAAAGAAGATGAAAAAAGAAAAATGGTGCCAGTAAAAAAGGAACTTAAAGATCCGCACCATCAGATGAAGTCTCCAAAAGGTCTAGAAAAGCATAAGTCAAATACAAAAGCTTCGAAGACTGAAAATAAAAAAGGAAAGCCAAAAGGAGTAAAGGAAATGTCAAGTCATGCAAAAGGTCATAAAGGCATGAAGCAGATGAAACAGCCTGAAAAAAAGCACAGGGTAATGGAGGCTATAGAGACTTTTTTAAAGAAAAAGCTAACTGAGGATAGTCATCATGTATACGGAATAGGCATGGGAGTAGAAACGCCAGATGGTCCTGGAACTGTAAAAGCAATAGTAGGATCAACGCTTACTGTAGAATTAGGAGAAGGCAAACATAAGGACTATCAGATGAATATTATCAACCACCACTCTGGACATCATGACAGCGTTCCAAATGAGCTTGATAATGCAAAGATAAAGAAATTTGACGCAAAAGCAAAACCCGGAGTAAAAACGATGGATGAGAAAAAGGACGATGTGATCAAAAAAGTAATGGAGTTCCTTAAAAAGAAAAAGAAGACAAGAGAAGTAGATGAAGTCGCCACAGCTAAAACTACAGACTCTGCTCATAATCAAGCAGTGCAAAATAAATTAAATAAAGTTCAAGGATCAGCAAAAGCAGATCTGCAAAAAGCTTTTAATTCAGGACAAGCAATAGATCTATAATATGAAACCACAACTTCTCATAGAGTATTCAGTATTTAAACCGCTTAGTCACCTTAAAGAAGGACTTCGTGGAAATAGTAATATGATAGTTGTTGGTAAGCTGTCTTCTGCTGATATTCCCAATGCAAATCGTAGAATATATCCGCATGATATCCTTATGTCTCAAGCACAGAAATATGCTGAAGGGCCTATAAAAGAAAGAAGAGCGTTTGGAGAACTTGATCATCCAGAGACAAGCATAATTAATCTAAAGAACGTAAGCCATAATATCATGGAAATATGGTGGGAAGGCAAAGATCTATATGGCAGAGTTGAAATACTCCCTACACCATCTGGAAACATCTTAAAAACGTTACTTGAGAATAATCTATCAGTTGGTATATCCTCTAGAGCAATGGGATCAGTAACTCAGATAGGAGAAGGGTTAGTACAGGTAGAAGATGATTTAGATCTTATAGGTTGGGATTTTGTTTCGACGCCAAGTAACTGGGGAAGTTATATGTATCCTGAAGTTAAAAATAATTTAAAAGAATCAGTGGATTATTCTCTAAAAGAAAATAAATATAGCAGAGCTAGTAAGTTAATTTCAGAAATTATCTGTTCACAGTCGGGGATTTGCTGTATTAATTAAATAATATACAAATAAAAATGATAGAATACGTCTTTTTGACGTATTTTTTTTGTCAAAACTCGATTCTCGTCAAAAGTTGTATATTTATCATCAGATGCGTCTTCCCAATATGACGCTATTACATTAATTTCCCATATCGTTCCAATCCGCAATGAACGATTAAGATCCAAAAAACTTTAAAAAAGTATGGAAACTATTTACACTCAGGCTGTTGCTGATGCAAAAGCAGTTCGTGAAAGCGCCATGGCCAACGCTAAAGCTGCAATTCAAGAAGCATTCGAGCCAAAAATCAAAGCGATGTTGAAGAAACACATCGTAGAATCAGAAGAAGAAATGGACGAAGCAGAGCATATCGTTCATACAAAAAAATCCGCTCGTGCAAGTCAAGCAGGTTACAAGCATGCTTCAGCTCCTAAAGGTGCTATTGAAGATCTCGAAGAATACGACGAGTTTGAAGAAAGCGAAAAAATGAATGAAGGTTCATTTACATTTAGTTACAATGATTCTGAATATGTTCAAGAGTTATTAGATGATGCTGGAATTAAAGCTATGGCAAAACCTGGAACTTTTGATGATGAAGTGGAAGTATCTGGTGATGCTAAAGCAATAAAACAAGCTAAAAAAATATTAGGTGATGAATTCGATTTAGGTATGGACGAAGCTGAACACATTGTACACACTAGCAAATCAAAACGCGCTGGTCTAAATAGATTCAAGCATGCTCTAGCTCCTAAAGGTGCTATCGAAGATCTCGAAGAAGATGAGTATGCTGGTGAAATGGATGAAGAAGATCCAGGTAATTTAGATGAAAAGTATCTTGATGAGATCCTAGACGAACTTGAATCTATGGACGAGGCCGAAGAACTTGATGAAGCTGAAGAAATGGATGAAGCTGAAGAAGAATCAGAAGAAGAGTCTGAAGGCGAAGAAGAAGATGAAGATGGTGAAGAAACATCAGAAGAAGACACTAAAGTCGTTGATGTAACACTCGGAGATCTTGTAAATGCAATCAAAGCTGCAATGGCTGGCCACGAAGGTGGAGAAGGTGCTGAAGGTGGAGAAGACGAAGTTTCTCTTGATGAAATCTTAGCTGAACTTGAAGACGAAGGTGAAGAAGATGAACTCGAAGAAGTAGGGGTAATCGCAGCTGCAAATCCAAATGATCCAGATGCAGGAAAGAATTTCTATATCGACAAATCTGGAAAAAAAATTGCAATAGATCCAAAAACAGGTAAACCTCCAGTAAAAGCATCAGAAAAAGAAACTGCATATAAAAAAGAACTAGCTGAAGCTAAGAAAGCAATCGATTCAATGAGAGCAGAGCTAAACGAGATAAACCTCCTTAACGCTAAATTGCTTTATGTTAATAAGATCTTCAAATCTAAGTCTCTTACAGAAGCTCAAAAAGTAAAGGTCCTGAATGCATTCGATAGAGCAACATCAGTAAAAGAAGTTAAAAATACCTTCAATACTATTAGAGAGTCAATCTCAGTTGCACCAAAGAAACAATTAAAAGAGTCCTTCTCAGGATTTGCATCTAAGCCAACAGGTGGAGCTCCAAAAGGAAATACATTGGAATCTGATCCTTTCATAGCAAGAATGCAAAAATTAGCAGGTCTATAATTTAGAAACAAAATTTAAAAACAAAAAACAAATAACAAAATGAATCTAGTAAATTCCCTTTTACAAGAATCTGCACAGAATGCCTACGGGACTACCCTGTCAGTTTCTCAAAGACTCGTTAAGAAGTGGGGCAAATCAGGCCTGCTTAAAAACTTGAACGAGCATGACTCTAGGACGATGGCGATGATCCTTGAGAATCAGTCTAAACAACTCGTAACTGAGTCTTCTACGTCAAGTGGTAACTCTGCTGCAGGTCAAGGTGCTACTTTCACAGCCGGCGCTGGTGAACAGTGGGCTGGTGTAGCTCTTCCATTGGTTCGTAAGATCTTTGGTCAGCTTGCATCTAAAGAATTCGTTAGCGTACAGCCAATGAATCTTCCCGCTGGTCTAGTATTCTATCTTGATTTCCAGTATGGTACTACAAATGGACAAGGTTTCACATCTGGTACTTCAATGTATGGTACAAAGAATACAACAGATTTTGGTAACGCTGCTGCTGGTGGTCTTTATGGCGCTGGTACTTTTGGATACTCACTAAACGTATTCTCAGCATCAGTTATTCCATATGCTAGTTGGTCATTTACTTCAGCATCTTTTTCAGATGTAGACTTTGATTCAACTTATAGTGCATCTATAGCAGCTCAAACAAGTTTTACTAATATTCAAGTTATTAAAAGTACTCTTTCTAATGCAAGTGTGATTCTTCCTAGTATGAATAAGCTTGGTGTTAGAGCTTTTGAACTTGCTTCAGGATCTACATTAAATGCAGCTACAACTTTAAATCAGTTTACTGCTTATAATGCTACAACAGACGCATTAACATTCTACTTTACATCTTCTGGTCTTTCAAGTTTACCAGCTGGTTATAACCAGATTACTGGTAGTGCAAACCAATTTGTAATTTACTACAATAAGCAGACTGACTTTAATGCAATGGGCGATTTTGAAGATCGTACTAATACACCTTCCGTTCCTAATGCTTATTCTCCAACTTCAATCTCTATTCCAGAGGTTAACGTACAGATGATAAGTCAAACTATCTCTGCTAAGACACGTAAGTTGAAAGCACAGTGGACTCCAGAATTTGCACAAGATCTTAACGCATACCACTCACTTGATGCTGAGGCTGAATTGACTGGTATCCTTTCTGAGTATATCACTCTTGAAATAGATCTTGAAGTTCTTGATATGTTGATTCAAAAGGCTCCAACAGTTGACTACTGGTCTGCTAAAGTTGGTAACCAAATCAATGCAACAAACACTGGATTTAACTCAAATACCGGCGGTGTATTCTACAACCAGATGACTTGGTTCCAGACTATCGGTATTAAGCTTCAGAAGTTGTCTAATATTATCCACCAGAAAACAATGCGTGGCGGAGCAAACTTTATGGTTGTTTCTCCAGCAGTGGCTACTATCCTTGAATCAATACCAGGATTTGCAGCTGATACTGATGGCGCAGCAGACACAATGAAGTACGCTTTCGGTGTACAGAAGATCGGTTCTCTTAACAGCCGTTATAAAGTGTATAAGAATCCTTATATGCTGGAGAACGTTATCCTGTTAGGTTTCCGCGGTAATCAATTCTTAGAGTGCGGTGCGGTTTATGCTCCTTACGTACCATTGATCATGACTCCTCTGGTGTATGATCCTAATACGTTCACTCCGAAGAAAGGTATCATGACTCGTTACGCGATGACGATGGTCCGTCCGGAATTTTATGCGAACTTGTTCGTATCAGATTTGAACGTAGTCTAAGTTTAAATTAACAATAGATATAAAGATAGCCCCGTTTTTACGGGGCTTTTTTATGTAAAATACTTTTAGATTTCAGTGATTTACCATAAAAGTCTGATATTTATTATAAAAAGAATTCTATGGCACATGTTATTTATTTATTTACATTTCCAAATGGGAAACATTATGTAGGAAGAACTAAGAATTTTAAAAACAGATTAGAAAGTCATAAATCAAAAGCTAATAAAAAGAAAAATTTTGTTATTCATAAAGCGCTTAATAAATATGGTTGGGATAATGTTGAAAAATTAATAATAGATACAGCAGATACTTTAGAAGAGGCCATAGCAAAAGAATATGAATATATTGTTAAATATGATTGTATAAGAAATGGATATAATTTAACTATAGAAACTAAGCATGGGGGAGATATATGGACTGATAGGAGAGATACCCAAGAATTTAAAGATTTTCAAGAAAGGATGAGAACATCTACTTTAGGAGAAAAGAATGGTATGTATGGAAAAACTCAAAAAGAAGAATCAAAGGAGAAGATGAAAGAAAAAGCGAAAGGTAGATTTAGTCTTCCTTGGTTTATAGAAAGATATGGAGAAGAAATAGGCACTCAAAAATATGAAGATAGACGTGCATTCCTTAAATCCAGAAATTTAAAACATTCCCCAGATGGCAAGTTTACTAAATAATCATGATATTTATATAAAACAATAATATGCCACAAATAGTAGACGGATTAAAAGATCCATATGGTTTAAATGGTGGAGCTATATTAAGCGGATCAGTGACTAAAGCTTGCGATGCTTTTTGGTTCTATTCAGTAACATCTGGAACTACAGCTATAATAAAATTTTCAAATCTAAGCGGTAGTTCTATCAGCGCATCATTCGCACAAGGTCAAAGCATATATGGAAATATAACTTCAGTAACGCAATCAACAGGAGTTTCAATCATATATAGCGGATCTTATTTCCCAGGGTATTAATAGTTTTAAACCAAACAAATATTATGGTCGAAGAAAAAGAAGAATCTATCGGGAGAAAACCCAAAGGACCTATAAAGTTTCAAATACAGCTCAATGAAGAACAACGTTTAGCTAAACAAGTAATCTTTGATAATACAGTAACAATACTGAAAGGACAGGCTGGCTCTGGTAAGTCACTACTAGCTGCTCAGGTCGCTTTAGACATGTTATTTAAAAAGGATATAGGCAAGGTTATCATAACACGACCTACAGTAGAAGCCGCAGCTAGTATAGGATTCCTTCCTGGATCTAAAGAAGATAAACTTGCTCCATTTACTGCTCCAATCTTTGATAATATGTATAGACTCTATAATAAAGAGAAGATTGATAAGCTTATAGAGGAAGGTAAGATAGAGATATGTCCACTAGGTTTTATGAGAGGTAGAAACTTTTCAGACTGTTTAGTATTAGTAGATGAATCTCAGAATATAACGCATGATCAAATGAGATTGGTATTGGGCAGAATATGTAAAGGTTCAAAGATGATACTTTGCGGAGACTCTTCTCAGATTGATCTAAAAGAAAAGAAGACTTCTGGTTTTGATTTCATATGTAAAAACTTTATCGATGTTCCAAAGTTTGCAGTAGTTATACTTAAACAAAATCACAGAGATCCAATAGTAGAAGCCATACTAGAAGTATATAAGCGATACGAGGATTAGTTATAGACTTTCCTGATATTTATTATAAATAGAAATTCTATTATGAATAATTCTCCTCAGCCATGGCCTGGCAGTGCTTCATTCACAGTGGGTAGCACGCCATTTGGACTTTATGATACAGATGCAACATTTGCAAGTGAATCTGTGCGAGTAGCTGATTATTGCGCTAAGAAATTAGGCTATCCCATGATGGAAGTCGAACTTCAAGATACTCAATTTTTTGCTTGTTTTGAGGAGGCAGTTTCTACATATGCATTAGAGATATATCAATCAAAGATAAAAGATAACTATCTTACATTAGAGGGATCATCTACGGGATCTCTTCTTAATAATACGGTGGTAGTATCAAATCTGCAAAGCGTTATTACAATAGCAGATTCGTACGGTGCTCCAGCTGGTGTAGGCGGTAATGTGGATTGGCGCACAGGATCTATATCTTTATCATCAACGCAGCAGATCTATGATTTACAGTTAATAGCAAGTCAAAGTGGATGGATGAAACCCGGCGATAGAATTGTAGTACAGCAGGTATATTATCAAGGCAATCCAGCTATAAATCAATACTATGATCCATATATTGGAGGATCTATAAACTATCAAGGTGCTACAGAGAATTTTGGATGGGCTTCATATTCTCCTGGTCTTAATTTTACGCTATTCCCCGTTTATTGGGATATCCAAAGGATTCAAGAGATAGAGATGTCAAATACAGTACGCAGAAGCGCATATACATTTGAGATAGTAAATAATAAACTTAAAATATTCCCAATACCATCTAATGGCACTACTCTATGGATACAGTATTCTCTACTGAGTGATCTCAATAATCCGCAGATAAATAGTCCATATTCAGGAAGTACACACCTTGTATCAAATCCATCTCAAGCTCCATACGGTACAATAACATATTCGCAGATCAATAGACCAGGAAAACAATGGATATATGAATATACTCTAGCGCTTACTTCTGAATTACTAGGCTTAGTGAGAAATAAATATTCACAAGTACCGGTTCCAGGCTCTGAAGTAACTTTAAACGGAGATGCTCTTATAAGTAAAGGTCAAAATTCACAAGCTGCTTTAAAAGAAAGATTGAGAGAAGAATTAGAGAGTATGACAAGACAGAGTCAATTAGAAAGAAAATCAGCAGAGGCTCAATCAGAGAGTGATACATTAACAAAGATACCGTTACTAGTGTATATAGGATAAATTAAAATTATATAATATGTGTGCAATGTTCGGTTCGACAAGAGACATAACAACGTTTAAGTACATAACCAGAGAAGTGGTAGAAAATATTATTTCTCAGAATTGTGGATATTATAAAGTAGTTTTAAGTGATACTATAATTAATACATATGGAGAAGCGCTTAATAAGACCTATATAGGACCAGTGCTAATAAACTGCTTAATACAGAGAGGAGACTTTGAATTTACACAGACAGAATTTGGACCAGATAATACAAGATCAGTTGAGTTTAGATTCTTCAAAGATCACTTAATACAAGCAAACGTATTTCCTGAAGTGGGAGATGTAATAATGTACAATGAGTTATATTTTGCTGTTGATTCTATAAGTGAAAATCAATTGATACTCGGTAAAGATAATCAATACGCATATCAAGATGGTCTAGAAAACTTTGGATCATCTTACTCTATAATATTAAAAACGCATTATGCTTCACCAGATTCATTAGGCATAAAGCAAGAAAGATTATAATATGGCTGGCGGAATACAACAAACAAGACCTAAGAGCAGAAGAGAGTTTATGAAATCTCTCGAAACTCCCTATGTTCAACAATCTCCAGATCCAGTATTTACAGAACCTCAAAAACTTGGACAGCCAGAGATAAACAGAGCATTGGAATATTCTCTTAAAGGTGACAAAGATAAAATTTTCTCAGTAGGCATAAAAGATATTGATGACGCAGTAATGTACTATTTTACTCAAGTTTTAAAACCAGCAGTAGTACAGAATAATACAAAAACAAACGTTCCTATACTCTATGGCACTCCTGAGAACTGGAAAAGCGTACAAGCAGATGGATACTACAGAGACCAAAAAGGTAAGCTGATGGCACCTCTGATTATGTTTAAACGCAACTCAGTAACTCAAAATAGAACTTTGGGAAATAAACTTGATGGAAACCAAGCTCATAATTTACAATTCTTTCAAAAAAAATACTCCCAAAGAAATATTTATAGTAACTTTGTTGCTTTGAATAATAGATCTCCAGAAACTGAGTATTTAGTATCTATAACTCCAGACTATGTGACTGTAGAATATACGTGCATGGTGTGGACCTACTTTGTAGAACAGATGGATTCTTTGATTGAGTCTTTAAATTTTGCATCCAGAAGCTACTGGGGTGACCCTAATCGCTTTCTTTTTTATAGCAATATAGAAACATTCACTGACACATTATCGTATGATCTTGGAGACGATAGGCTGGTAAGAAATAGTTTTAATCTTACGTTAAACGGTTATCTAATCCCAGACACAGAAATGAGTAAAGTGGCTGGTGCAAGTAAGTCATATGGAATATCAAAACTCATATTTGGATTAGAGACTACGAGTGGAACAGAAACATCAAGTACAGCAGCTAAAAAGACAGGAAGTCCAGCTAAAGGAGCATTAATTAATGATTCAGTTAGCAATGTCTATAATGTTAGTGCAGGATCAGTAAGTCCACTATTACTATCATATTTGAACACAAGTAAACAAATACAAGGAACTTATATAGATAATGCAACTACAACTTTTAGTGGAGTTTGGTTAATAGCCCCATCAGGATTACCAGCAACAAGTTTAGATAATTTTAATTTCTTTGTTAATGGATTTTTTATAGAAAAGTCATCAATAGTAACTTTTACCACAGATGGAGTAAGTACATCAACTTTGGTAATAGATCCTACAGCTTTAGGATATGGTTTTGATTCAACAGATACTATATTAGCAATCGGTAAATTCGCATAAAGAATGTCTCAAATAAATAGCAAACAACTTTTAAAACCAATATCAGGATCTTTTATAGGAACTTTCACAGGGTCTTTGCAAGGTACTGCTTCTTATTATAGTGGTTCAGTTATTTCAGCTTCATATGCTTCTTCTAGTACCAGTGCATCATATTCATTGACATCTCTAAGTTCAAGTTATAGTATTACAGCATCATATGCTCCTAATTATGTGTTAACAAGTGCTACAGCTTCAATGTTGTCACCATATGTATTGACATCACAGACGAGTTCAATGACTGTATCTAGTGCATCTTTTGCTACTACAGCATCATATGTCACTATAGCTCAAACAGCGTCTTTTGTAACATCATCAAAAGTATATGGTCCCTACGGAGCAAATTCAATACTATCAGCTTCATACGCTTCAAGTTCTTCATATGCCTTAAGTAGTTCACAGGCGCAAAATGCTCAAACAGCATCGTATATACTTAATGCTGTAAGTTCATCATATGCAACTACGGCATCTTACTATGGAGGTTCAGTAACTTCAGCTTCGTATGCATCAAGCAGTACTTCAGCTTCATATGCTTCTTCTAGTACCAGTGCATCTTATTCAGCTACAGCATCATATATCACTACAGCTCAAACAGCTAGTTATGTCTTAAGTGCTTCTTACTCTATAAGTTCATCCCAAGCACAAAATTCCGTTACTGCTTCTTATGTTACTGGATCAATACATAATAGTACAAATCCGGCACTAAGTGCTTCTTATGCCCTAAGTAGTTCACAGGCACAAAATGCAGTAACAGCATCATATATTCTACAGGCAGTTAGTGCTTCTTATGCCACAACTGCTTCATATTATGGAGGATCAGTAGTAAGTGCATCATACTCAGCAACAGCTTCATATGCTCCAGCTTATTTACCTCTCACAGGTGGTACTATAAATGGAAATGTAACTATAAATGGAACTGCTTCAATATCATTTTTAAATGTTGCATATGAATCTGCATCTGTAATATATTCAACTGGTTCAAATCAGTTTGGAGATGCAGCAGATGATATTCAAACTTTATATGGGTTAATTACAATACCAACTGGAAGTTTAAAAGTAAGTGGTAGTACTACTATAACAGGGTCTTTAAATGTTACAGCAGGAATCACAGGTTCAATACTAGGAACTGCTTCATATGCAACTCAGACCTTAAGTGCTTCATACTCTATAACATCTAGCTATTCAAGTACAAGTACAACAGCTTCATATGCATCAAGTACTACAAGTGCATCCTATGCTTTAACTGCTTCATACATTACGACTGCTCAAACAGCATCATACGTAACAGCATCTAATGTATATGGACCTTATGGGTCTAATAGTATAATAAGCTCTTCATATGCTCTAACTGCTTCTTATGTAGCAAACGCATCTTCATTCCCATTCACAGGTTCAGCAATTATAACGGGATCTCTGATAGTAACAGGATCTACAACATCAACGGGAGGTTTTACAGGGTCTCTTTTAGGAACTGCATCTTATGCTACTCAAGCTTTAAGCTCATCATATGCAATTACAGCATCTTATTACAGTGGTTCAGTTACAAGTGCTTCATATGCATTAACTGCTAGTTATGTTCAAAATGCTCAAACAGCTTCTTACATATTAAATGCAGTTTCAAGTTCATATTCAACTACTGCTAGTTATAGTATAAGTTCATCATATGCAACTACAGCATCTTACTATGGAGGTTCAGTAACTTCAGCTTCATACGCATCAAGCAGTACTTCAGCTTCATATTCAGTAACAGCTAGTTATGTGGTTAATGCTCAAACAGCAAGCTATGTAACAACGGCTCAAACTGCCTCTTATGTGCTACAAGCAATAAGTGCATCATATGCAACTACAGCATCTTACTATGGTGGGACTGTAACTTCAGCTTCATATGCATCTAGTTCTACTAGTGCATCTTATGCATTAACAGCTAGTTATGTTTTAAGCGCATCTTATTCTATAAGTTCATCACAAGCGCAAAATGCAATTACAGCTTCATATATACTTCAAGCTATTAGCGCATCATATGCTACTACAGCTTCTTATGTTACTGGATCAATACATAATAGTACAAACCCGGCTTTAAGCTCGTCATATGCGCTAACAGCATCTTATGTTTTAAACGCTATATCAAGTTCTTATGCTTCAACTGCAAGTTATTATAGTGGATCTATTATTAGTGCGTCCTATGCTTCTACAGCATCATATATTACTACAGCTCAAACGGCGAGTTATGTTCAGAATGCACAGACAGCAAGTTATGTATTACAGGCAGTGAGCAGTTCTTTTGCTTCTACAGCATCTTATATTTTACAGGCAGTAAGTGCATCATATATAACTACAGCTCAAACGGCGAGTTATGTTTTAAACGCTATATCAAGTTCTTACGCTTCAACTGCTTCCTATATTCAAAATGCCCAAACAGCATCTTACATAGTAACAGCTCAGACAGCATCTTATGTTTTACAAGCAGTAAGTAGTTCTTTTGCTACTACAGCATCTTATTATGGTGGTTCAATAATAAGCGCATCTTATGCATTAACTGCTTCTTATGTAGCAAATGCATCATCATTTCCATATACAGGTTCGGCAATTATAACTGGATCTTTGATAGTAACAGGATCTGTAATATCAACAATAGGATTTACAGGGTCACTACAAGGAACTGCTTCGTACTCAAACCAATCATTATCAGCTTCATATGCAACTACTGCTTCCTATATCATAACAGCTCAGACAGCATCTTATGTTTTACAAGCAATAAGTGCTTCATATGCAACTACTGCTTCTTATATAACAACTGCACAAACAGCTAGTTACGTATTAACTGCTTCTTACTCTATAAGTTCATCTCAAGCACAAAATGCAGTAACAGCAAGTTATGTATTACGGGCAGTAAGCAGCTCTTTTGCTTCAACTGCAAGTTATTATAATGGATCTGTTATTAGTGCATCTTATGCTTCTACAGCATCATACGTAACCACAGCTCAAACAGCAAGTTATATTCAAAATGCACAGACTGCTTCATATGTTTTACAGGCTATATCAAGTTCTTACGCTGCAACAGCTTCTTATGTTCAAAATGCTCAAACAGCATCTTACATAATAACAGCTCAGACAGCATCCTATGTCTTAAATGCAGTAAGTGCGTCATATGTAACAGCATCTAATGTATATGGACCTTATGGATCTAATAGTATTATAAGCTCATCATATGCTCTAACTGCTTCATATGTAGCAAATGCATCGTCATTTCCATATACTGGGTCAGCAATAATAACAGGAAGTTTAACAGTAACAGGTTCAACCACATCAACATTAGGGTTTACAGGATCATTATTTGGAACAGCATCATACGCTAATACTGCTTCATATTACGGGGGTTCAGTTATTTCAGCTTCATATGCTTCTAGTTCTACTAGTGCCTCTAATGCTATAACAGCTAGTTATGTTACAATAGCTCAGACAGCAAGTTATGTATTACAGGCAGTAAGTGCATCATATATAACTACAGCTCAGACTGCTTCATATGTTTTACAGGCTATATCAAGTTCTTATGCTTTAACGGCTTCCTATGTTCAAAATGCTCAAACAGCATCATATGTAATAACAGCTCAGACTGCTTCATATGTCTTAAATGCAGTAAGCGCTTCATACGCAACCTCTGCTTCTTATGCTTCAGTATTCCCTTATACAGGTTCTGCAATCATAACAGGATCTTTGATAGTAACTGGATCTATATCAGCAACAAACTCTATCTACTTAGGAACAACATTTACAACATCATCATATTTAAGCCCATCTGCAGTTGGAACAAATCTAGTATTTAGTATACCATATGGATCATGGACTTCTATGTTTTGTAAATATACTATAACTGATGGTGCAATAAATTCTAGATCAGGAGAAATAATGGCAACGTGGATAGGAACTAACTGTGTTTTTACAGATACTTCTACTCCAGATATAGGATCTACTATTACTGAAACGTTAAATGTATCAACAACAGTAGCACTTGCTAGACTAAGATGGTCATCTGCAGGAGGGTATACTATTAAAGTAATAACTACTTTTATGTAATATTTATTAATAGATAATACTTTAGTTGGACAGTGAAAACTAAAAATATATGGCAAACGAATTCATAGCCCGTAATGGGTTAATAGCACTTAGCGATTCTACAATATCTGGGTCACTTTACGTATCAAGCTCAATTACAGCGTTAAGTTTTACAGGATCTTTAACAGGGACTAGCTCTTATGCAAGTACAGCTTCTTATTATAGTGGTTCAGTTATTTCAGCTTCATATGCTTCTAGCTCTACTAGTGCCTCTAATGCTATAACAGCAAGTTATATATTACAAGCAGTAAGCAGTTCTTTTGCTACTACAGCTTCTTACATAATAACAGCTCAGACTGCTTCATATGTCTTAAATGCAGTAAGTGCATCTTATATAACCACAGCTCAGACAGCCTCTTATATTTTACAGGCGATATCAAGCTCTTTTGCTACTACAGCATCTTATTATGGCGGTTCAGTAACAAGCGCATCTTATGCATCTTCTAGCACATCAGCTTCTTATGCTTCTACAGCTTCATATTGGTCAGGATTTTACCCTATAAGTACTCAAGCGGGATCTTATACTTTAGCTTTAGCAGATGCAGGACAAATTAAAATATTTAACTCTGCGTCTGCATTAACAGTAACAGTACCACCAACTTCTTCTGTAAACTGGGTGTTAAATACAAAAATAGATGTGGTTCAATTAGGGGCAGGTAAAGTTACTTTTGCAACTGGATCTGGTGTAACAATAAATTCAACAGGAAGTTTAAAATCAATAAACGGTCAATATTCAGCGGCAACATTGGTTTATTATTCTGGATCTAATAATTGGCTTTTAATAGGTAACTTAATAGCATAATATGAGTTTTAGTTTAGGAATATTAGCATCATCTCAATATATAGTAACAACACCAGGTACTACATATGCTACATTTGATGCGTCTCTTATAAGTACAAATTTAACAAGAGATAATTCACTTCAAGTAACAAATAATGGAGGTGGTAATGGAACAGCTATAGCTACTATAGGAGGTTCTACAACAGGTAAATCAATAGGTAAGTGGTATTGGGAGTTTAAATATACAACAAAAACTAACCAAGGTGGTTTCGGAATTTATTCAGGTACAACGGGTTTACCTTTAAATGGAGCTCTTGGTTCTAATGCTTATGGTTATGCTTATTATTCTCTTTTTGGTGGTTGGTGGATTCCAACAAATAACCTATCATTTAACGTGTTTACTTCAAACGGTGGAGCTACATATCCAAACATAAACCAGGGAGACGTAATAGGTGTAGCTTTAAATGCCACAGGAAATCAAGTTACATTTTACCTTAATGGAACACAAATGTCACCCACACAAACACTATCAGGAGGTAATTATTTCCCAGCATGCTCTTTACAAACAAACGGCGGTACTATAAATGCTAATTTTGGAGCATCAGCATTTACATATACAGTACCATCAGGGTATACATCAGGATATTTTTAATAGAATACAACATGACATATATAGAAGTTTTAGAAGACGTAAAAATAAAATTAGAAGCTGGAGCAGACTGGAACGTACCAATATTAGCAACTACAACTCCAGGATTGTATGTAATGAATTTTGATCTATACCAAAACTTTCTTATAGGAGAGTCTCAAGATATGGCAGATTATTATATTAACTGCTTTCCTAATAGAACAATGCAATTAATTGATGTGTCAAAAGTTAATCTACTGAACTAGCAGATATTTATAATAAAGTGTAAATACAATGTGCTTATTAATGCTATCTATATCGATTGTGTTAGCAATAGCAATAATAATAGCATTTAAGTGGAAAGAATCTGGTGACATTATTAAAGATTACGAAGACGACGAAGAATAATTGATATTTATAAACAAAAATACACGTTATGGCAAAACTTACAGAAGACGAACTTAGCAAAATTAATCTGATTAGAAAAGATGCTCTAGATATAGCATCAGCATTGGGAGAATTAGAATTTCAAAAGATCTCAATAGAACTTAAGATTGATGAGCAGAAAAAGGAAATTATATCTTTAAAACACAGAGAAGAATCTATTTTTGAAGAAATAAAGTCAAAGTATGGAAATGTTACGATAAATATAGAAACAGGAGATATTTCGTAAGAAATTATCAATATTTATTAGTAGAAAAAAACAACAATATAAATGGCTGAAACACTCATAAGCCCTGGAGTATTCTCGATTGAGAACGACCAGACTCAGATAACACAGGGACCAATCCAAGCAGGTGCTGCATTAATAGGACCAACAGTTTTAGGACCGGTTAATATCCCAACAATAGTAACTTCATATTCGCAATACAAGGCAATATTCGGAGCAGCTTTTGTTTCAGGAGGTACTTCATATGAATATCTTACAAGCATGGCAGCAAATGGATACTTCCAACAAGGAGGTTCTTCGTTGCTAGTTACCAGAGTAGTTTCTGGATCTTATACTCCAGCTACAGCTAGTGTTATAGCATCTGGTAGTATAACAGCATTTACTTTAGAAACACTGTCTGCAGGTACAGTAATGAATAACTCAGGTAGCGCAACAACCGGTGCTCTTGTTTCTGGTTCATCTGCAAATGTAAGATGGGAGACAGTAAGCTCTGATTCAGGTTCAGGTCTATTTAGTTTGGTAATTCGCAGAGGAGATGACTATGTAAATAATACAACAGTATTAGAAACATGGAATAATCTTTCTCTTGATCCAAACCAAAACACTTATATATCTTATGTAATTGGAGATCAAACCCAAAATGCAATTCAAGATCCTAGCACGGGTAATTACTACTTGCAAACTACTGGATCTTATATGAATAAGAGTAAGTATGTTAGAGTAAAATCAGTAAACCTGAATACTCCAAACTACTTTAATGCAGCAGGTACTCCTCAAAGCCAATATACAAGTTCTCTTCCTTTAGTAGGATCAGGATCTATAAACGGAGCATTTAATGGAGCAACTGGTGGTCTATATGGATCTTTCGGAATAGAGGCATTAAATATGTTTGAAGCAATTCCAACAGTAGCATCTACAACATCAACTCCAAATTCAAATATACAGGGTCTACATGCAGCAGACTATGATCTGGCAATAAACCTTCTTGGAAATAAAGACTCATATAAATTCAACTCAGTATATGCTCCAGGTATAACAGCACAGAATGCATCTACTGAGATCAACGCTCTTTTAACTCTTGCACAGAATAGAGGAGACAACATCGCAGTAGTAGATATGGGTGGATATGCTCAGAATATAGGAACGATAACTACACTGGCTAAATCATACGATAACTCATACGGTGCTACATATTGGCCATGGGTACAAGTAAGATCAATAGAAACAGGAAAAACTAATTTTGTTCCAGCTTCTACAATGGTACCAGCAGTATATGAATATAACGATAAGATCGGCGCAGAGTGGTTTGCTCCAGCAGGTTTTACAAGAGGTGGAATGAGTACAGTTCTACAGCCAGAAAGAAAACTTTCAATTGACGATAGAAATACTCTATATTCATCTAAAGTAAACCCAATATCAATATTCCCAGGAGTTGGTACAGTAATATACGGTCAAAAGACACTACAACAAAAAGCATCAGCACTTGACAGAGTTAATGTTAGAAGATTGCTAATAGCACTTAAGTCTTATATTGGTCAGATTGCGGATAACTTAGTATTCGAACCAAATACGCAGGTAACAAGAAATAAATTCCTGAATGCAGTGAATCCATATCTTGCAAGCGTACAGCAGAGACAAGGTCTTTACAGCTTCTCAGTTGTAATGGATGATACAAATAACACACCTGCCACAATAGACAGAAACGAGCTTATAGGATCAATATACTTACAACCAACGCGCACAAGCGAGTTTATTTATTTGACATTTAATATTCTACCAACAGGAGTTTCCTTTGGTTAATCGCTTACTTATATAGACATATAATATGAACAAAGATACAATAGTACGAGTAACAATACCAATGGCATTATACGAGTCCATTAAAGGAAAAGTATTGAATGAAGCTAAAAAGAAACCATCTGCAGGTCTTACCAAAAAGGAGAAATCTGCAGTAGTTAAAAAGGCAAAAGCTGGAAAAGACATCGGTAAAAAAGGCAAAGGATTCTCAGCAGTAGAAAAGAAAGCAAAAGAATCAGGGGCTAAAGATCCTAAGGCAGTTGCAGCAGCAGCAATGTGGAAAGGACAGGCAAAAAAAGCAAAGTAAGTATATTTATAAACGAACAACAATAATAAAACTACAATAATATGGCAGGTCTTTTGGATCCATCAGAAATATTTTATACAACATTTGAACCTACAGTAAGTAATAGGTTTATCATGTACATTGACGGTATTCCTTCATACATGATTAAAAAGGCATCAGCACCAAGCGTTGAAATGGGAGAGATCAAATTAGATCACATCAACACTTACTTCAAGATAAAAGGTAAAGCAGAGTGGAAAGACATTGAGCTTTCTCTTTACAATCCAATATCACCTTCAGGTCAACAGGCTTGTATGGAGTGGGTCAGATTACACCATGAATCAGTTACTGGTCGCGACGGCTATTCTGACTTCTATAAGAAAGATGTAACATTGGATATAATAGGACCAGTAGGAGATATAGTAAGTGAGTGGATCGTAAAAGGTGCATTTATAAAAACATTCTCAGCTGGTAATTATGACTGGTCTACATCAGATCCTACAGAGTTAACATTGACACTCGGTTGCGATTTTTGTATTTTAAATTATTAATCCTCAATTACTAGAATATTTTTATTCTAAATTACTAACGAACTAAATCCTCCGATATTTATAATAAAGGAGGATTTTTCATGCTTACAAGTTACTTTAAAATAATAAGACAGGCTTTATTAGAAAATAGACAAAAAGGTGGTGATACATACTATGAAGCACATCATATAGTCCCAGAATGTTTAGCTGAGTATGGTAAAAAAAGCTCTACAGTACTACTAACTGCTAGAGAACATTATAGAACGCATAAGATACTTGCAGAATGCTATAAAGAACATCCGCTATATAGATATAAATTTCTTTGGGCATTTCATAGAATGACGTATAGCGGAGATTTAGAACTTAGTGAAGAAGAATATGCAGTAGCCAGAGAAGCCCTTATGAAACTATGGAAAAGAAAAAAATCTAAATCTCATAGAGAAAATATAGCAATAAAGCTAAAGGGGAATAAAAATGGAATAGGGGGTAAAAAAGATTGGATTCCTACAGATGAGCAAAGATTAAATATATCAAAATCTGCTACACTATCAAAATTAGGTAAAATAGGAGAAGATTCTAGAGCTAGTAAGGGTTCAGTGATTTGCAAAAATAAAATTACTGGAGAGAAAATAGAAGCTGGATCTGCATTACAATTATCAAAGATTTTAGGAATGAATTGCTCTATATTTCACGAAGTTTTAAATGGAGCAAAGTATGAAAATAATCTAAAGCTAAAAACCAAATCCAGTAAATACTATCAATTTCTACAAGATCACAGTATTTACTATAAATAAAAGGCAATACCAAAACACCATAAAAAAAAGAAGCTCCACTCAAAAGGAGCTTTTTTCTTTTTAAAAAAGTTTCATTATATTCTTTTGATAGAGGAAAACTTATAACCTCAATATATATAATAAACAAAGTTACACATGGCAGAACAAAAATTTACAGTTCCAACAGAGATGATAGAACTCCCAAGCAAGGGATTAATCTACGCAAAAGAAAATCCTCTTTCAAAAGGAGAAATTGAAATGCAGTATATGACAGCTCGACACGAAGACATACTCACTAATGTGAATAATCTCAAAAATGGCACAGCAATTGAGAAGACACTTAAAGCCTTAATCTCCACAGACATTAATTATGATGATCTAATATTAGGAGATAGAAATGGACTTTTAATTGCTGCAAGGATTTTAGCCTATGGCAAGGACTATCAATTCAAATACCAACATCCAGAAACCGGAGAAGAAGAGATTATTAATGCAGATCTTCAAACAATGGAATATAAGAAGATAGATGAGAGTCTATTTACTGGAAAGAATGAATTTGAATTTACATTACCATTTTCAAAGAATAAGATCACATTTAGGCTACTTACTGTAGGAGACGATAAGCGAATCGATAATGAAGCAAAAGGTCTAAAGAAAGCGCTAGGAACTGAGCCAGGGGCTATTAGTTTACGAATGAAACATCAGATTACATCAGTAAATGGAGATTATACAACAAAGACTATTCGTGAGTTTGTAGATCAAGCCCTGATGTCAAGAGATTCAGTAGAGCTAAGAAAATACATAAACTCAGTGACTCCTGATATATCAACAAAAATTAATATTACCTTTAAAGACGGAACAGAATCAGAAATAGATTTGCCAATGTTTGCTTCGTTTTTTTTCCCAGGAACAGAAGTATAGTATATGGCGTACGTATATCGACATGTAAGACTGGACAAGAATGAGGTTTTTTATATTGGAGTACCTCATAGAAAAGTAAAATGTCCTCATTGAAATAAAGAAGGAGCAGCTCCACTAATGACTCGATATCATTTTGATAACTGTAAGAGAAAATAAAAATTATGCCCAAAGAAGGTTTTGAATATATTCATTGTCCATTTTTTCCAAGCTTAGAGTATAGACCAGTATTTCTCCAGGAAGTTTTTGAGTTAGTTTATCATGGAAATGGAGGATTTAGCTGGCAAGACGTCTGGAGTATGCCAATTCCTCATAGAAAATTCAGCCTTAAGAAGATCAATGAATTCCTAGGAAAAGTTCAAGATCAGCGCAACCAGCAATCCCAGACGATAACCGAGAAGACTGATATGCAGAAGTTCAAGATGTCCGATGATACAAAGAATGCGATGGTTAAACCGCCAGATTTTGTTTCTAAAGCGCGAGCTAAAAAGTAGTCATGTCAGATATTTATACCTATACACATTAGCAGATGGCAGACGAGAATAAGAAAGTCGGAAAAGAATTACTAAGTGATCTTAAAGAAGCTCATAGTATACAGGGGGATTTTCGTGATATATTGAAAGATTCTGTAAAA